GCGCACATAGCGCAACACACGGCGGCGATAACGCAAATCCCAACATCACAGGAGGCCAGCATCCCGGCAACGGGACTGAGCAACACCTATGGCGAATAAAATAGCGGTCAGCAATATTGCCAAGCGCAGCGGCGCAGGACGACCGAAGGGCAGTAAAAACAAGGTCACAGCAACGGCCAAAGCCATCATCGAAGAGGCCGCGCAAGGTTTAGGCGGCGCTGATCGGCTGTTGGCATGGGCAAGGGAAGCGCCAGAGAACGAACGCGCGTTCTGGACGAACGTGTTTCCCAAGCTGATGCCGCTTCAAGTCAACGGACCCGGCGATGACGGTGAACACGTCCACAAGATTGTGACAGAGATTGTCTATCCTAAAGACTAGGACGGCGGGATGCTTTGCCCCGCTACTGTCGCCATCACGGTACAAAGGCGCATGGGGCGGGCGCGGCTCCGGCAAGTCTCAATTCTTTGCCGAGGAAATGATCAAGGCGCATATGGGCAACCCCGGCAGGCGGACAGTCTGTATTCGGGAAGTGCAGAAGTCTCTCAAGCAATCGGCCAAGCGGTTGATCGAAGACAAGATCGAGCATTACCAGCTTGTGAAACATGGGTTCAGATCCACAAACGAGTTTATTGAAACACCCGGCAGCGGCACTATCATCTTCCAGGGGATGCAGGACCACACGGCAGACAGCATCAAATCGCTGGAAGGCTTTGATTGCGCATGGGTGGAAGAAGCACAGACGCTTTCGGAGTTGTCATTGCAGCTTTTGCGCCCAACAATCCGCAAGCCTGGCTCTGAATTGTGGTTCAGTTGGAACCCGCGCCACGCGAAAGACCCGGTCGACAAGCTGTTGCGCGGGGCAAGTAAGCCGGAGCATTCCACAGTTGTTCGCGCCAACTGGTCTGACAACCCGTGGTTTCCCGATGTTCTCAAAAACGAACGCGAGGACGCGCTAAAGAACGATCCCGATCAATATGGGCATGTCTGGGAAGGCGAATATGCTCGCGTATACAAGGGCGCATATTACGCTGACGCGCTGAATCAAGCGGAACGTGATGGGCGCATAGACGTTATCGCCGCTGATCCGCTTCTGCGCCTCTACGCCTATTGGGATATTGGCGGCACCAGCGACAAGTCGGATGCGACGGCAATCTGGATTGCGCAGTTTGCAGGCGAACAAATCCGGGTGATTGATCATTACGAGGCAGTCGGGCAGGAGTTCGGCGAACACGTTGGCTGGCTCCACGAGAACGGCTATTCCAAGTCGGTGCAGATGTTGCCGCACGATGGCCGCAAGCACGACACGGTGCAGCGTGTGACCCCTGAATCGTTCCTGAAGGATGCGGGCTTTGCCGTTGATGTGTGCCGGAACATCGGCACGGGCGCTGCGATGAAGCGTGTTGCCGCAGTGCGGCGTGTATTCCCGCGCATCGTGTTTGACCGCACAAAGACCGAAGGCGGGCGCGAGGCGCTTGGTTGGTATCACGAGAAACAAGACGAAAAGCGCGATATGGGGCTTGGTCCTGAGCATGATTGGTCCAGCCATTCAGCCGACGCATTCGGTGCAATGGCCGTTGATGTGATCGACAGGCCCAAGTCAGAGGCGCGCAAGTGGTCCAGCCCCAAGCGCGGGATTAAGGGATACTAGATGGCACTTAGCACCTACGCGGAACTGCAAACGGCCATCGCCAGCACGCTTAACCGCGATGATCTGGCCGCATACGTAGCCGATTGGATTGCGCTATGTGAGGCCAACGCGCAGCGCGACGTAAAGCATTGGCGGCGTGAAAAGAGGGCCACAGCCACGATTGACGCGCGGTTCTCTGCGGTGCCAACGGACTTTGTTGCGCCGATCCGGTTTCAGGTCGGCACAACCGATGCGCCAATGCAGCCAATCAGCGTCCAGGACATGCACGACAGACGCGCGGCGGCTGACGACAACACCGGAACGCCGTGTTTCTACGCGCTGGTCGGTAATGAATTCGAGTTCTTCCCAACGCCAACATCATCCACCACGGCAACGCTTCTTTACCGCGCCACCATTCCGGCACTGTCGGACGGCAACACAAGCAATTGGCTGCTGGTAAACGCGCCGGATGTGTACCTCTACGGATCGCTGGTGCATTCAGCGCCGTTTCTGCAAGAGGACGCGCGCATTCAAACGTGGGGCGCGCTCTACGGGCAGGGCATTGCGCGGCTGAACGCGGACGGCGAGGCTGGCAAGTATGGCGGCGCGGGCAAGCGCAAGCGGGTGCGTAAATGACCTGGACCGATGCCAGCGCCAATGCTGAGCAATGGGGCGATGTGGCAGTAGGCGGCGAAATTCAGATGTTGGATGAAAGCAGCAATGCACTGCTGGACGATTCCGGCAACAAACTGATCTGGGGCGTTCTTTTGCCTTGGTCGGCGGCAGCGGCGAATGCCGAAACATGGGTTGATGTGTAATGGGCAAGAAAATCAACAACCCGACTGAATATCCGGCAACCACGCCAGCGGCGACGGATCGGGTGCTTGGCATTGATGTGTCAAACACCAACAACGACGCAAACGGCGAGGTCGTGACATTTACGGCGCAGTCGATTGCGGACCTTGCCAGCTACACAGTGACCGAGGGTGACGTGACCGCGCATGAGGGCGCACTTACTCTAACCGAAAGCCAAATCAGCGACCTGGGCGCATATCTGACATCGGTCAACAATGCCAATTGGTCGGGCACCGATCTGGCTGTTGCAAACGGCGGCACAGGGGCAAGCGATGCCGCGACCGCGCGGACAAACCTTGGCGTTGTCATCAGCACCGACGTTTTGGCCCATGACGCCAACCTGCAATCGTTTGTGACGACATTCACGCTGCCCACAACAGACGGCACGGTTGATCAGGTGCTAAAGACGGACGGGGCTGGAACACTAGGCTTTGCAACGGCTGGCGGCGGCGGCGGGCTTGTCCCAATCAGCAAGACAGTCGCCGCCGCAGATGCGGCAATAGACGTCTCCCTAACTGGCGGATACAAGGCGTATCTTGCCGTTATTAACCGGGTTATACCAGCAACAGACGGCGGGTCATTGGCTCTCCGAACATCTACAGACGGGACCACTTTTGACTCCGGGGCGTCCGATTACAGCTATTTCTATCAGCGATACAGTTCGTCTGCGAGTTACGCCTCTGGCGCATCGTCAAGTTTCGTACCCTTGGGCCTCGTCCAAGGCTCAGCGGCGGGCGAAAGTGGCAGTTTTTTGATCTGGATATACCCATCGGACGGCACACTGTGGACGCGAATTATGGGTAAAGGCGTGGCTATCAATTTGAGTGCTTATATCGAAGGTTTTGAGACAGGCGGATCACGGAAAGAGACGACCGCGATCACGGAAGTTCGGTTTTACTATACTTCGGGCAACATCGAGTCGGGTGATTTTAACCTATATGGCATAGCGGAGGCGACCTGATGGCTTTTGTTAGGAAATCAGGGGGAACCCGCGTTCGTGTGACCGAAGAGGAAGTCTGGGGCAAGCCGCCAACCAAAGAAGAAATGGCAGCGAGGGCAGACGCCGCGCTGACAGCCGAATTGGACGCAATTACAGACAAAGCTAATGACCCGCAAAGGGCGGTTGTTTTTCTCTTGGCCGACTTCTGGCAGGCCGCAAATCCCGGCATGAATCCGAGGCAAGCGCGGGCCGCTGTGCGCGATAGGCTGCGGAAGCACCTCTCAGAAATCAAAGGGATTTAAGGAATGGCAACCACCACTTACGCACTGAACACGCCAACGCCTGGAGCCGAGGAAGACACTTGGGGAGGGCTGCTGAACGATAACTTCGATGACGTTGATGACCTTCTGGACGGAACCACGCCTGTAAAGTGCATCCGGTGGGATACTGTGACCTTGGGCAGCGCAGCCATCGACCCGGATGCGGGAAACATTGTCGATTACACGATGGCCGCAAACACGACATTCACGGACAGCCTTGCAGATGGTGATTGGATCATCACGCACATCCTGGGTGCCGATACCTATACAGCCACCCTGCCGACCACGACCTGGGTTGGATCAAGCGCACCCACGCTTTCCGCCGCGCAGGAGGTTATCCAGTGGTGGAAGAAGGGCAGCACATTGTTTGCCGTTTATGCCGGGCCAGCAGCATAATGTTGCTCCTAAAGAGCGCGGGCGCGGTTCTCATCGCAGGAACAAGCGGCGCTAATGTCGGCTTTGGTGATGGGCAGTCGCTTGTAGGCTCACCCGGCGCGGCATTTGGATCACTGTCGTCAACTCCTACTGGCGTTGGGGTCAGTGCCGCGCCTTACATATTTTACAATCCAACGCGAATTGATCTGATTCTGAAGCCAAACGCGATATTCACGGCTCTTGTGATCGGCTCCGTTACATATCTTGCGTCGGGTGCTGCGCGCACAGACTACGCCGGGCATTCGCTGTTTCGGTGGACCACGGGCGTTACGGCGCTGGTTGATGGCACGCTGTACAAAGTGAGTTTCACCTGATGCTGTTGCCGCTTGAAATCTCGCCGGGTGTGTACCGCAACGGGACGGACATGCAGGCCACAGGACGTTGGCGCGATAGCAACCTGATCCGCTGGATTGACGGTGCATTGCAGCCCGTTGGCGGCTGGCGAGACTTTGGCGGCACGGCATTTAACGCAGCCCCACGCGGGGCGCATTCATGGGTTACGCAGACGGGAACGCCGTGGATTGCGGCTGGCACATTCAGCAAGCTGTACGTCACGGCGTCTGACGGCACTGTGACGGATGTGACGCCTGTCGGCTTTACCAGCGGCACCGAGGACGCGGCGGTTAATACGGGCTACGGCGGCGGCTTCTACGGTCGCGGCACCTACGGAACCAAGCGTCCAGAAACGGGCGCGTTCGCATCCGCAACAGTCTGGACAATGGATAACTGGGGCGAATACCTCGTGGCATGTTCGCCCGATGACGGCAAGATATACGAATGGCAGTTGGACACCGGAACAGTAGCAGCGGCACTGAGCGGCGCGCCAACGTCCTGCACGGCAGTTTGTGTGACTGACGATCGTTTTGTGTTTGCGCTGGGTGCGTCGGGCAATGACCGCCTGATAAAATGGTCTGACCGGGAGGACAACACCGCTTGGACGCCATCGGCCACGAATGAGGCCGGATCAATCGAATTGGCAACAACGGGCCGGATCGTCAACGCCATAAAGTTGCCATCGCAAACGCTGATCCTGACAAGCACAGACGCACACGCGGCGACCTACCAAGGCCCGCCATTCGTTTACGGTTTTGAGCGGGTCGGCACACACTGCGGCATAGTGGCACCACAGGCGGGCAAGGCCATCCAGGGCAATGCCTTCTGGATGGGGCGGCACAGCTTTTACAGCTATTCCGGCGGGTCTGTTGATCCACTGACTTGCGATGTTGAAGACTACGTTTTCAGCAATATAAACCGCGACCAGATCAGCAAGGTTTTTGCGGTCACGATGGGCGAACAGAACGAAATCTGGTGGTTCTATCCGTCGAAATTGTCGGTCGAGGTTGACAGCTATGTGAAGCTAAACGTGGTTCAAGGCGTCTGGGATATTGGAACGCTGGACCGCACCGCAGGCGTGGACGCAGGCGCATCGCGCTATCCAACGATGTTTGACAGCGCGGGGGCAGGCTACCAGCACGAAATCGCGGCTTACTCTTGGGGCGGCGGTTCCATCTTTGCGGAAACCGGGCCGATCAGCATGGGCGTGGGTGAAAACACATTTTCCGTCACTGAAATGATACCGGATGAAAAGACGCAGGGCGACGTGACCGCGACATTCAAGACGCGGTTTCACCCGAATGACACCGAGCGAGATTATGGGCCATACACCATGAGCAACCCAACATCAGTGCGGTTTACCGGGCGTCAAATCCGGCTGCGGGTTGATGGCGTTGCCATGAGTGATTGGCGGGTGGGCGTTCCGCGTCTGCGCGTTCAGGAACGGGGGCGGCGATGAAACTACCGCTAAGCGCCAACCTTGGCCCGAATGAGCGGCGAACAATCGAGCAAGCGGACAGCGAGAACCACAAGAAGGCGCGCGATATATACGTTGCGCCGGGCCGGGTCATCCTGACCAGCCCGGACGGGACGCTTTACGTTGTTGAGGTGGATAATGCAGGCACCTTGTCAACTTCAGCGCTGTAGGCCGTGGATTGAGGCAGCACTCGCCCACAACGGCGGAACGCACAGCTTCGATGATGTGGCGGCGGCAATCGGAACGGGCGTCATGCAGTTGTGGCCTGCTCCGCGCGGCTGTCTGGTTACTGAGATTGTCGCATTCCCGCGAAAGACGGTCCTAGACGTATTCTTAGGCGGTGGCGAGTTGGACCAACTGGCCGACATGCACCGCGACGTAATCGCATGGGCGAAAACACAAGGCTGCACTGAGGCCGTGATTACCGGACGGCGCGGCTGGGTGCGGGCATTCAAAAAACATGGCTGGGCGGAGCAATCAACCGTGCTGGTGAAGGAGTTCTAAATGGGCAAAATGTTTAGCGGATCGCAAACGAGCGAAAGCAAAATCCCGCAATATCTCGAAGACGCCAGTAAATACACGATTGGCCGTTCTCAGGAGGCATCCAAAATCGGCCATGTGCCGTATTACGGGCCAGATGTTGCAGCGCTGTCGCCCTTGCAGGAAAGCGCAATGCGCAACACTGCGGGCGCGGCCAGCGCGTTTGGAATGCAGACGCCGCAATCAGACCCGCTGGCGCAGATCAATGGCATGACGGCTCCGATTGATCCTTCGCAATACGGCAACCCAGACGCGGCGCGGACCATTTCAGACGCGTACCGAAATCAGTTGGGGCGCGACCCCGATCAGGCTGGCTTCGACTTCTGGATGCAGAATTACAACCCGGAGACATTCGCCAATGACTTCGCGGCGGGAACCCGCATGGACCCGCTGACGGGACTGACAATGCCCGGCACATTCAACGGTGTGCGCGGCTATTCCAGCGCGCCGATGTTTGAAAGCGCCAAGGCGGAATTGCAGCAGCGCAATCCGGGGCAATACGACGCAATCAACGCGCCGTTTATCAACCCCCAGACAGGCGCGGCACCGCAGGCGGACACACAGCAAGCTGAGATGATCCAAGGGATACTTGAGGCATTCAGCAACCGTGGCGGCGGTGGCGCAGCGGACCACGGCTACGGTGGTGGTGGCGGTGCAGGCACCAACGGGTTCGGCGGGTTCGGCGGTTATTCTGGCCTTGGCGATATGTTTGACGGCGGCGGGCCGGGAACGAGCGGCGATAAGTTCGGCGGCGCGTTCGGGGGCGTAAGCAACGCTCTTGGCAAAGAACCCGGCAAGGGCCTTTTCGGCTTTTTCTAAAGGAAAATCACATGGCTCAAGCACAAAACCCTGCGCAACTTGCGCAGCCGAATATCTATGGGCAATCGGCGGGGGCATACGGCGGCGCGCTGGGGCAAGTAAACGGCGCGCTGGCGGCAAACGCCAACGGGCAGGCGGCGCAATACAACCCCCAATTTGGCGGGCCAGCCAGTCAGCAGCAGGCCACGACATACAACCCAGCGATGATGAATTCCTACGGGTCCAACGCGCAGATCAACGCGCCCACGGTCGGCACGGCGCAGATGAACGCCAGCACATCGCTAGGCATGGGCAACGCACCGCAAGTCGGCACATCCACAATGAACGCCGCGCAGATGCAGGCCGCCACAGGACAGGCGGCAGGCTATGACGCGGCCACCGGGCAGGCAACAGGATACAGCGCGGGCAATCTAGGCCCGGCGGCTACCTACGGGGCAGAGCAGGCCGGATCACAAGGGTTCAACGCGGCGCAGATTGACCCGTCAAGCGGCTATGGGGCCAGCAGCTTTGACCGGGGCGACTTGCAGAACATCAGCGCGGGGCAGTTGTCGAATACCGACATGTCGCAATACATGAATCCCTACACGCAGCAGGTCATTCAAAACACGAATAACGAGGCGGGCCGCACCAACCAGATGCTGATGAACCAAATCGGGTCGCAGGCATCGGCGGCGAAGGCTTTCGGCGGATCGCGGCATGGTTTGGTTGAGGCGGAGCAAAACCGCAACTTCACCGAAGAAGTGGGACGCAATACCGCGCGCATGAACATGGATGGGTATAACACCGCCCTGAATTCGGCGCAGTTTGACATTGGCAAGCGGTTTGACGCATCAAGCGCAAACCAGCAGGCGGGCTTGCAGGTCGGCGGGCGCGACATGGACGCCTCCAACCGGGCGGCAGAGTTTGGCGCAGCGGCGCGCAACAATCGGTCACTTTCCCAAGCCAATCTCGATCAGCAGGCCAGCCAGTTCGGGGCATCCGCCGGGAACGCTGCATCGGCTCTCAATGCACAGCTAGGCACCGGGGCAAACGCGGGGAATGCAGCGGCAAGCAACAACTTTGGGTTGAGCCAATTCGGTGCGGATACGGCTGCAAGTGCTGCGAATGCGAATGCGTCCGACCAATTCGGACTTGCCAACATGGCATCGCTCAATCAGGCGGGCCAGTTCAACACAGGCCAAAAAAACTCCATGACCAGCGGCAATCTGGGGTTTATGAACAACGCATCGCAGTTCAATGCAGGAAATCAGCAGGGCGCAAATCAGTGGAACGCAGGTGCGTCAAATAATATGGGGCAGTTCAACGCAGGCAGCACGATCCAAGAAATGATCGCGAACCTGCAAAACAACCAGTTCAATGCGGGCCAACAGCAGGGTGCAAGCCAGTGGAATGCTGGTGCCACGAACAACATGGGCCAGTATAACGCGGGCAACAACATGACCGGGCAGGCCGGGAACATGGCGAATTCGCAGTTCAATGCAGGCCAGCAACAGGGGGCCGCATCCTCAAACCAAGGCGCTTCCAACAGCGCAGGCCAGTGGAACGCAGGCAACATGACGGGCGTGTCAGGCAATAACGCAGCCGCCAACAATTCCCGCGTGTCTGAGAATTTGAACGCTGCCAATACTGCGGGCCAGTGGAACGCAGGTGCGAAAAATCAGTACGGACAACAGCAGTTCGGCAACGCCATGTCGGGCGCGCAGCAGCTTGGCAATCTCAGCAACCTTGGCTTTGGCATGGGCAACACCATCACAGACCAGCAGATGCAGCAAGGCGGGCAGGTGCAGGCCATGCAGCAGGCGCTTATCAACGCCGCAAAAGGGCAGTATGGCGACTTCACCGGATCGCCGGAGGACGCGCTAAAGCAGCTTGTCGGATCGCTTGGCGCCATGCCGGGAGGCGGCGGCACAACCACGCAATCCACAAACCCCGGCATTCTGGGCATTCTGGGCGCGCTGGCGGGGTTCGCTTAAATGGACCCGCGCGAACTTCTCGCCCGAACCCTCATGGCGGAAGCCGGGGGCGAGGGGTTGCAGGGGATGCTGGCTGCTGGATCGGTCATCAACAACCGGGTCAAGAATGGCGGTTATGGCGACGGGCTGAGCGGCGTAATCATGAAGCCGGGGCAGTTCTCCGCATGGAACGGCGTTACAGGATATGCAAGCGGTCAGGGCGGCTTGGATATGCAGAACATGCGGCCAAGCGCGACAGCCTATCAGGCGGCAGACACGCTGTTGTCCGGGCAATATGAAGATCCGACAGGCGGCGCAACGCACTACTACAATCCTGCGGTGGCGAACCCGAAATGGGGCCAGAGAAACGGCGACGATTGGCAGAAAATCGGCAACCACGTTTTCGGTTTTGCTGACGCCGGGCGCAAATCGAAGCCAAACCAAGCCATTGCGGACCAGACGATGGCCGCGATTGGCAAGGCACCGCAGCCAGAGCCAAAAGGCAGCGGGGGCATTCTGTCTTTGCTAGGCAGCGCAGGCAACGACAACCTTCAGGGGGAACCCATGCAGCAGCAACAACCGCGTGGCATTTTGGGCCGCATGTTTCCAAACATGGATGAGGAAACCCGCGAAAGCATTCGCTACGGGCTTGCCAACCTTGGCAGTCTGTCCGTCACCGGGGCAAACACGCGGGTTATGGATAGCATCGACAAGCGCCGCGATACGCGGGCTTCTGATGCCAAGGATGCGAAGCAGCGCATCGTGACGGCTGAATGGCTGATGCAACAGCCGGGCGGCGCGCAGTACGGGCAGGCCATTGCCAGCGGCGCATTGCCAGCAAGCGCGGGCTTGCAGATGTGGCAGGCGCAGAACAAGGGGCCGGATCAAACGGCGGTGCAGCAGCAATACGCGCAGGCGGTGCAGCAAGGCTACAAAGGCACCCTGATGGATTACCAGATGGAATTGAAGCGCTCCGGGGCGTCAAATTCTACAGTCAACGTCAACAACAGCGATGGTACGCCCGCCGACGCGGACCTGCGCAAAGAACTGAATAAAGACGAAGGCGCTCTCTGGGGAACTTACTTGAAGATGGGCAATGCGTCGTCTTCGTTGGGTCAGGATTTTCAGGTATTGGACGAGTTGATACAGCTTGCGCCGCAAGGCCCGATCAGTGGGCGATTGGCCGAAACTTTCCCCGGAGTGAATAGCGCGGGGGATGCTTTCAACTCAATCGTGAAACGGATCGCGCCAACGATGCGGGCGGAGGGGTCAGGCTCCACGTCTGACATTGAATATACTGGTATGCTGCGAAGCCTTCCATCCCTCATAAACAAGCCAGAGGCTAACGCGCTTATTTCTCAGGTGATGAAGTCTAAGGCACAAATCAACATGCAGCGCGGGCAAGTTATTCAGCAATACCAGAATGGCGAATTGACAGCAGTCGAGGCGCGCAAGATGGTTTCCGAGATTGACGGGCAGTCAATCATGTCGCCCGAAATGAAGCGTCTTTTGATGGGGGTTGCACCTAACGAAGGTGGCCCAAGTGCCGGGGATGTTGTCGAGGGCTATACGTTCAACGGCGGCGACCCCGGTGATCAAAATAACTGGACGAAGGTGCAGTAATGGCCGGACCTTGGGAGAAGTACAAAAGTCAGGCATCAGCAGGCCCGTGGAGCAAATACGCATCAACGGCGGGCGCGGATGCAGATATGTCGTTTGCGGGACGCATTAAAGACAACATAGTCGGTACAGATGACGGTGTTAACTCTTGGGGCGAAAAGTTGGGAACGGCTATCAGGGGCGGCACGGCGGCTGTGGCCCGAGGTATTGCTGACGTTCCTGCCATCCCCGCAAATCTCGCACAGTTAGCAACGATGGGCGTTGAGAAAGCAGCGGGAATGGAAAGCCCTTCTATGGTTTCCCGTGCCTTGAATAAGCTGCCAGACACGCGCGACATGCTTGGGGCCGTTCCCGTTATTGGCGAGGAAAGCAGGTTCAAAGCTCCCGGTAAGGTGGGCGAATTTATATCGACAGTGGGTGAATTCGCAGGCGGCGCGGGGGCTGCGGCTGGGCCGGGCGCAATGTTGCGTTATGGGGCTATCCCCGGCTTGGCGAGCGAAGCGGCAGGTCAAGCGACAGAAGGCACGGCGGCGGAGCCTTATGCCCGCGTCGGTGCAGCGCTAGGCGCGTCCATCGCAGCCGCGCCCAAACCGGGCGCGTTCAACGGTGCGGACGAAGCCACGCGGATGGCGAATAAGTTGCAGGACGAAGGTGTGCGCGGGCTTACCGTGGGGCAGGCGAGAAATTCACAGCAACTTATGCGCCTTGAAGGGCGTCTAGCGCCTACAAACAGCCAGCTTGACGACTTCACGGCTTCGGCCATGCGCCAGATTGGCAGCACTGACAAAGTGGCGACGCCTGCGGCGCTCAAAAGCGCAAGTGAAGCGATTGTAAAGCGTATGGACGACGCCGTTGCAGGCGTGTCAATCATTCCAGATAGCGGCGCTTATCGGGCTGCTATTAAGGTCGCTGCGGATTATACTGAGAGAGTTCCGCAAGGCAGTTTGACCCCTCGTATTCGCGGGATTGCCAATGAAATTGCCGCGTTCTCAAGGTCGAATACTCCGGTTCCGCTGTCGCATCTTAAAAAATGGCGGTCTGATATTGGCAAGATGACGGTTTCACCGGACGCCGCAACGCGGGAGGCGGCGCATGGTTTGCGTTCTCTCGTGGACGATATGACAGACACAGGTTTGACAGCCGCCGGGCGTGTTGACGATATTGCTAATCTGAAATCCGCGCGGGAAACCTATCGGAACTTTATTGGGGTTCGCGATGCGGCATCGCGGGCGGGGGCGGAAGGCGGCACTCTTTCGCCTACTCAACTCAATCAGTCACTTATTAGGGCGCAAGGCCGCGAAGCATACGCCACAGGCCGCACAACCCCGATGGGCGACTTCACCCGGTCTGGTGCGGCGGTTCTACGTCCTGCACCATCAGTCAATCCCGGCGGCGCGCGCACTATCACCGAAGCGCTACCCGCAGCGCTGGCAACAGGCGGCGCAGCTATGGGTTACGGCGCGGGGCTTGGTCCGGCTGGCATGGCTGCTGCGGGGATAGGCGCTGCCACCATCCCATTCATGGGGCAATCGCTTATGCGCAGCAACCCGGTCCAATCAATGATGCGGAACCCGGCAGGCACAGTTATGCAGTCAGCGCCAACCATGCCGGGCATCCTTTCCCTATTCGGGAACTAGAAAATAGAAAACGCCGTGAAACCCACGAGCGCGATCAGGCCGTAGGCAATAAGCCCTAAAGCACAAACCGCTATCACATAAAATATGCTGTCCATCTGACAGATATGCGCAAAGTTTGCGCGAAAATCAAGCCATCCTTCGGGGTGGCTTTTTTATTGGAGCCAGCATGGCCGAAAAAACCAAAAAAACAGACGATCAGATCAACGCCATCCTCAAGCGCGCCATCACTGACGCCAAGGACCACGTTACAAACGAGGTTGAGGCGGAGCGCATCAAGGCGATGCGATACTTCAATGGCGAAACTGATCTGTCGTTTGAATCTGACCGCTCCAAGGTAGTCAGCACCAAATGCCGAAACGCGGTGCGATCCGTTATGCCTGTCCTGATGCGGATATTCTTGCAGTCTGAAAAGCCTGCGGAGTTCATCCCGCGCGGCCCGGATGACGTGGCGGGCGCGGATCAGGCGACGGACTATGCAACGTGGAAGTTCGACCAGAGCGGCGGTTTCACGACGCTACACAGCGTGTTCCATGATGCGCTTGTGTCAAAAACGGGCATTGCCAAGACGTATTGGGATGAAACCGAAACGGTCGAAATCGACGAATATACCAACCTGACCGAAGAAGAAGTCGGCATGATCCTGGCCCCCGATGACGTGAAGGTCGTGGAGCATTCGCCAGTTCAATCAATGATCCAGACGCCGCAAGGGGCGCAGCCCATCACGCTGCACGATATGAAGGTTTCGCGCACTAACACATCCGGCGAATTGCGGATCAAGACGGTTCCGCCGGAGAACTTCTTTGTGGATGCCAACGCCACCGGAATGGAGGACTTCTACATTGTCGGCCACTCCGAGGACAAGCGCGTCACTGATCTGGTGGAAATGGGCTTTGACGCGGCAGAGGTCGCGGAACTTGGCACCGAAAGCGAAAAAGAAGCCGATTACGAGCGCCGCGACGATACCGACAATGACACCGACAACGGCGATCCATCCATGAAGCCTGTCACGCTGACAGAAGCTTACATGCGGATGGACATTGAAGGCACCGGAATTGCGCGGCTCTACAAATTCATGTGCGGCGGTTCTGACTACAAAATGCTGGATTACGAACTGGCCGATGATGTGCCGTTTGCCGTGTTTGAGATTGACCCCGAACCGCATACCTTCTTTGGCCGCAGCCTCGTGGATCTGATCATCGAAGACCAGAACGTAGGCACATCCCTGCTGCGCGGCCTGATCGACGGTGTTCACATGTCGAACAACCCGAAGACGGCATATGCGCGCGACCGCGTGGATGTGGAGGCGCTGCTCAACAACGAATACGGCGCGCTGATCGAGTGCGAAAACCCAGCAGCCGATATCATGGAGTTTTCAGCGCCAAACACCGCAATGGCGGCACTTCCCGCGATGCAATATTTTGACATGACCGTGGATGCCAAAACAGGCGTTGCACAGGCGGGCATGGGCATGAATGCCGACGCACTGCAAAGCCAGACCGTTGTTGGCGCGAACGCAATGGTGCAGGCGGCGCAATCAACCGTCGAACTGATGGCGCGGCACTTGGCCGAGGGCGGCTATAAGCGGCTGTTTAAGCTGATGTTCAAGCTGATCCGCAAGAATGTCCCGCCGGGCGAATTCATGCGCCTGTCGGGCAATTTCGTGCCAGTCGATCCGAGCGGCTGGAATGCGGAAATGGACGTGTCAACCAACGTGGGTCTTGGCACCGGACAGAAGGCCGAACGCGCAATGGCGCTGGATCAAACCATCCAGACGCAGCAGGCAATCTGGCAGGGCTACGGACCCAGCAATGGGCTTGTGACCATGACGGGCATCCGCAACGCGCTTGAGGACCGTCTGGCGCTGGCAGGACTGCACAACTCTGACCGCTATTACCAGCCAATGAACCCTGAGACAGAGCAGCAGCTTATTCAGGCGCAACAGCAGGCAGCGACGCAACAGCAGCAAGGGTCCGACCCCAACGCGGCATTCCTTCAAGCAGAGCAAATGAAGGCGCGGCAGCGCGCGCAGGAAGCCGAGCAAAAGCACCAGCGCGATGTTGTGAAGCTGCGGGCCGAAGACGACCTGAAACGCGACCAGATGGAACAGGACGCCACCTTCAAGGCGGGCGAGTTCTTTATGAAATACGGGCAGGCACCGCAGCCACAAATGGCAGCACCAATCCAGCAAATGCAGGCGCAGCCCCGCCAATACTAAAGGCCAATCATGGACATTTTTGAGCGCGCTGACGCCGCAAGGCGACTGCGGGACGATTCCGCATTTCAGAACGTCATTTCAGAGATTGAGGCGGGTCTAAGCAAGACCCTCCTTGATGCCCGGTCGTCTGACGACGCCGTGGCCGAGGCCCGACGCGCAGTCGTCGGATTAGCAGAAATCCAGCGAAAAATCAGGGCGCAGATAGACGCCCCAAAACTCGCCGACAACAAGAAAGGTCAGCACCGTGCAAGCGACTGAACCGATGACGACAGAGCAAGTGGCGCAATCCCTTGTGATGGACCAATCCGAGGAAACCGAAACAGAAGCGGACGAGGTATCTGAAGACCAGACCGAAGCCGAAGACGTAGAGACGGAAACGGATGACGAGGCTGACGCCTCAACCGATGACGAGGACGAAACCGACGCCGACGATGATAGCGATGACGAGGCCGACGAAAGCCCTGCGCAACTCCACACCGTAAAGGTGGACGGGGTAGAAAAGCAGGTACCTTACGAAGAACTTGTCAGAGGCTACGCGGGGCAGGATTACGTCCAGAAGGGAATGACCAAAAACGCCGAGGCTGCAAAGCAGTATCAGCAGCAGGCCCAAACCCTTCAATCTGAGCGACAGGCCGTTTTGCAGGCTTTTGAAGCCTTGCGGTCAGGCAACATCGCACACCCGCCACAACCACCACAAATTGACGCAGATCAAGACCCGATTGGCTGGATGCAGGAACAGGCACGTTACCAAAACGACCTGTCCCGGTATCAGCAGCAGCAGGGTTCTTTGCAACAGTTGCAGGCGCAAAACGACGCGCAGCAAAAGCAGGCACACAACGCCTACATGCAAGAACAGCGGCAACGCGCGGTGGAACTGATCCCGGAACTTGGGGACGCCGAAAAGGCACCCAAGATCATGCGGGATTTAGTGAGCGCGGCGGGTGCCTACGGCTTCGATGAAGCCGAGGTCAAAGGCGTGATGGATGCCCGCGCACTGGCACTTCTCAATGATGCAGCACGCTATCAGGCACTGAAATCATCGACTGCCAAAGGCCATAAAAAAGTGGAAGGCGCGCGTCCGGTTTTGAAGCCCGGCGCAACCAAAGCCGCCAACCCGAAGGCCGCTCAGAAAGCCCGCAAAAATCGAGCGATCCAAACCCAGCGTTCCGAAGATTGGGCGAAGACGCTTCTCACCTAAATCACAAATTGAAAGGCCGTAACAATGGCTGCACCACAGAACACGTTCACTTCGGTGGACCAGGTTGGTATTCGCGAGGACCTTGAGGATACCATCTACAACATCGACCCGGATGATACGCCGCTTTACTCGATGGTTGCGAAGATCAAAGCAAAGGCCACTCAGCATGACTGGATGACGGACGCTTTGAGGGCGTCGGCTGAAAACAAACATCTGGAGGGAGACGACACCATTGCAACGGCGCGCACCCCTACCGTGCGTCTGAACAATCAGTGTCAGATTTTCAAGGAATCCGCGACTATTTCCGGCACCGATGACGGGCTGGATAAAGCGGGCCGCGCTGGCGAAATGGCCTACCAGGTTGTCTTGGCGACCAAGGAAATGAAGTTGGACATTGAAAAGGCGTTGTTTGCGAACAATGCCAAGGTGGCCCGCGACAGTTCCACGGCTGGCGAACTTGCTGGCCTGCCAAGCTGGATTGCAACCAACGTCAGTTCCGATGGCGGTTCTACCGATGCCACGGGCGACGGCAGCGATGCGCGCGTGGACGGTTCAACCCGTGCATTCTCGCAGGCGCTGTTTGACGGCGTGATGCAGAATATCTGGATCGCGGGGGGCAAGCCTGACTGTGTTTATCTGTCCTCTACGCAGATGGATAAGGCGCTGGACTTCGTTGGTAACAACAACCAGCGGAACGCTGCGGGCGAAGGCAAGATCAGCAACACGCTCACCTTCTACAGCACCCCTTGGGGTCAGGTGAAGTGGGTCATGTCCCGTGAGCATCGCGCGCGCGACGTGTTCATCTTGCAAAAGGACAAGTGGGCAGTTGCCAACTTGCGCCCGGTCAAGAACACGCCGCTTGCCAAGACTGGCGACAGCGAAAAGCGCCAGATCGTTGCGGAACTTACGTTGGTTTCCCGCAATGAAAAGGCATCCGGCGCGGTTTACGACTGCAACTAATCCGGTCGGGGTGGCTTAACGGCCACCCCATTCCCCCCATTTTGAACTGAAAGGACGAGAACATGCCATCACCGTATGTCTCTAACTACGGCATCAACACTGTGACTGCCGCAACACTGACAATCACCGCCGCCGCACATGCGGGGCGCACCATTGTAATCAACCGGGCTGCGGGGTGTACAATTACACTTCCCGACGCCACGGGGTCCGGTAATAAGTACACCGTCACAACAATCGCCGATCAAACAGGCGATTTGGTTGTGCAGGTGCCGGATGCCAGCAACACCATGCAAGGCATTGCGCTTACCGATATGACGGGCGTGATTTTTGCAACGGCGGACGCAACGGACACCATCACGCTCAACGGCACAACCAGCGGCGGATTGAAGGGCGCGCGGGTCGAGCTGATCGACGTTGCGGCTGACGTGTGGAACGTCCTTGTGACGTCCGAATCCAGCGGCGTTGAGGTGACACCGTTCTCTGCGGCTGTCAGCTAACCTAACGGGCCATCCCTTCGGGGGTGGCCTCTTTCATTGGAGAATGTATGTCAAAATCCCCCGAAAAGACTGCAACCGTCATTGTGATGTGCAGCAACATCTATGACCCGGACTGCGAAAAGCGGCTCAAGGGCGCGCGCTTTGAGTGCGATAAAGAATGGGCCGAAAGCATCCGTGAAGGCGACGTGATGGCCGAGCGTGAGTATCGGCTGGAGATTATCTAAATGCGCCACTTCCATGATGACGGCAAGCTGATCCTGCAAAGAACGCACGACCCAAACCCCGTTATGGAGCGCGTCAAGCATCTGCGCGATGCCGGAAAGCAGGACTTTGGCGACAGTAAGATGATTGCCGAGGTTCCGGCCTGGCTGGTTGGCGAATGGCTGAAGGAAGCGGGCGTTGCTTGGGATGACCCGGCAATGGACGATGTGATTAAAAAGAAACTGCTGTCAGGCGACGTTGGAGCGTTCCGCGTCTGGGACGGCACCTACTAAATGCTGGACGCCTGCGCGCCCGCGTCACGGTGGCTGTGCAGGCGTCTCACGGGCTTTGACATGACGTTGTGCGCCTATGCGTGGTGGCGCAAGGACAAGCGCCGCTGGCGGATTGTTTTGCGCGGGCTGGACCGCGTGGCGCGACACATTGAGCGCGACCATTGCCGCAGATCGTATGAACGGCGTTTTCCAAAGGTATGACACATGACAGGTGACGAATTCCCGCACACGATTGCGGGGCGAATTGTTGAGGTTGCAAAGGTGGTCGCGGCCATCGGCATCATCCTTGGGTCAGCTACAACGCTCTGGGCTTTTACCTATGGCCCGGTGGCATTGTTCCTTGACCAGTGGCGCACCATGCAAATCGACATTGCCGAACTGCAAGACAACATGCGGCAGGTGCAAGGCGAGGACCGGGTAATCCGAGAGACTCCCGGCCTGACCTACGTTTCGGAACCAGTCTATGAGAACGAACAGGTCGTGTTCAATTTCGTGGCCGAGCGCACCCGGTTGGGACGCACCTGCATACTGCAACATTCGCAGCCGATCTTCACCGACATTTTGAATACACCAACGCCGGGGTTGAAGCGTGAGGCCGCGCGTCAAATCCGCGACGATCCGACACCGCTGCGGCCCGGATATACGCCACCTGCCAATCTGCGACCGGGGCGCGTCACGCTGTACCTGATCCTTGTTTACACCTGCGACGGCAGGACTGTTTTTGACCAGACAAGCACGGCGGCATTTGAACTGATCGAAGGACCACGACCATGAAAATCAATCAACGCAGTCTGAACCTGATCAAGGAATTTGAGGGTTTTCGGGCCGAGACATACCGGGATTCGGCGGGGGTGCTGACGATAGGATACGGCACCACTGGACGCGCGGGCGTGGGCATTGACCCGCATCCCGGCATGGTGATCAGCAAAGCCGAAGCGGAGTTCTATCTGCAAAAAGCAGTGGACAAATTCGCTGCCATTATCCGCCCTGCCATTACCGCGCCGATCAATGAAAATGAGTGGGGTGCGTTTGTATCGCTGGCCTACAATATCGGGCCATCGGCGTTCAAACGATCTTCCGCGCTGCGCCACTTCAATGCGGGCGACAAGGCCAAGGCCGCTAACTCAATCCTGCTTTGGAATAAAGCGGGCGGAAAGGTGCTGGCCGGATTGGTGCGCCGCCGCGCTGCGGAGCGAGAATTGTTTCTGTCTCATGCAGCGCCCGCCGCACCACCTGCAATCGAAATCCCTGCATCAAACTGGCTGGCTAACCTGCTGGCCGCAATCATCAGAATTTTCACGAAAGGGAAATGACATGAACATAAGCAAGTGGACCCCGTTTATTCGGTACGCGCTGATCGCGCTGTCTTCGCATCTGGTTTCGCGCGGCTGGTTTGGCGTTGAGGACGCAAGCACGTTCGCTAGCGACCCGGCAGTCATTGAATTGGCAGTTGGTGCCGTGACGGGCGTTGTGGCGCTTGTCTGGTATCTCTACAGCGCAAGTCGCGCGGTATTGAAGCGGGCCACAGAATGATCGGCGATCCCCTTGGCACCGCAATGCTGGCTTTCGGCGTGATCGGCTTTGTCGTCATCTGCATTTGGGCGATGCTGCCGTGAAGTGGTTGCTGAACCTGCTGACAGGCGGCGTTCTGGATCGGGTGCTTTCGACCGTTGACCGGACGATTGACGCCAAGACGGATCGGGACGCGCTGAAAGCCGACATCATCAAGGCACACTACGAAACGCGGGCCGGATTTATGCGGGCCGGGGGCTTTGTGCTGATGTTGCTGTTTGCCGTGCCGCTAGCCGCGTGGTTTGGCGCTGTGGTGCTGTACTCGATCTTGTGGTGCGCTGGGTGTGCCTATCCGCAAGGATGGACCATAGCGGCCCTGCCAGCGCCTCTGAGCGATTGGGCGGGCCTGATTATCATATCAATCTTTGGCGTCGTCGGCGTGACGGGGTTGCGGAGGTAGCGTGATGCACTGGTTTGTCCTTCTGGCGCTGTTCACGACGCCGGAAAACATGACACCGCATCCCGAAGACGCATTCTCCACGCGCACCTATGACACGCTGGCTGAATGCGAGGAAAACCGAAAGCGCATGGCGAAGTTTATCGCTGATCGCATCAAGAACCCGCGCGTCAAAAGCGCCGTGTTTTGCGTTCGCGTCGGGGTTTACGGCTATCTCGAAGGGCTGGAAAACCTGCGACGATCAACCGGCGATCCGACATAGATTGCATCGCCCGATAGCAACCGAATTGCATTGCCCGTCCTGCTTGATTGCGGGGCGGGCATTTTGCGTTTGGCGGGCGGTCCTTAAAATGATGGGGCTTAGTAGTCGCCCGGTTGCTCGTCATAATAGTCGCATGGGGCGAACGCATTGCAGTGGATGCATGTCGCCCACCCGGCATCTGTGTTGCGTTCATAATCGTGGTCTTCGCAGCAAGTCTGGCAGACAGTTTCTGCCGGATCAGGCTCGGCGTATCTGAGACATGGCTGGCCTTCCTCTGTGCCAACCTCGTGGCGGTCATGGTGGGCGTCCAGCGCCTCAGTGTTTGCGCATCTGGTCATCTCAGCACCTTTCCGTTGGGCATGGCGTGGCGGGCGCAGTCGCTGCATAAGCAAACGCGACGGTCATGCCCAACAACATCGCCAGCGCGGCCATGTGCCAGCCTGTGATCATCGGCTTGTCGTACATGCGCGCTTGGCGCTCTACTTCGGGATATGGCATCATGGCTATCTCCTCTACGAATTGTTTGATGTTGACGCCTTCGCGGCGGTAGTGGTTTTCCGCAGCGCGGCGGGCGAT